TTCACTCGTCTTCCTCAACGTGAAGAACTTCCTATCGAAGTTAACGAAACACTTATCGTCGAATTGTACTCCAAATAATAGATACAGTTCTACGAATGCACAAAGCACAGTACTTATGCGTATAGGTACTGTGCTTTTTCTTTTAAAAATAGTTAAAATTTGTGTGCGTTGCTCAACCGTTGCACAACCTTTAACTAAATGATGACGGTATTTTATTTACTTCTTCGATGTACTGCTCAATCGTTTTATGAGTATACACATCTGCAGTAATGTCTTTACTTTGTGTGTGGCCAACAATAGCTTTTAGGACGTAACGATCCATTCCATAATTACTGGCCAAGGTTACAAACGTATGTCTAGTATCGTGTGGTAAGTGGTCAGATATACCGACCTCTTTACAAAATCGTTTTATTGGCTTCCCTAGGTACTTTGAGGTGTACCCTTGAGGGATAAGTGTATCAGATTTAGAAACGCTCGCCTTGGCGTAAATTTCGCGATAAAAAGGCATAACGCAGTCGGCAATAGGTATTAATCTATCCTTGCCGGCTTTTGTTTTTACACCACCGATGATGTAGCGCTCCTCCAGGTGCACGTTTTCGAGCTTAATGGATAGTAGCTCTATCGGTCGCATACCGGAGTAGATATACATTAATAGGAGCTTGGCTATATCTAGGTGAGCATGTTCCCATATGGTTTGAATTTCAGCCTCTGTAAATGGCTTATGGATGTCTGACTTCTCAGCTGGTTTTAATTCAAGGAGTGCTGCATAGTTCTTAACGATGATATCGTTCTTAATAGCAGACTCAAAAGCGCCATTCAATCCTTTTAATATAATAGCTATAGATGAGCGACTTAAATGGCTATTTTCATCAATTATAGCCTGTAGGTGCACGAGTTTAATTTCTTGTATAGGTTTATTCCAAATCGAGGTTAACTTCGCTTGTGCAGTCGAATATCCGCCTTTTTTGACGTCTATTCCTTTTCGTTCTTTGTCAGCTATCATCCAACGCCAGCATTCACTAAATAATACCTTCTTCGTTTCAAATTTCTCTGGGTAGATACCATACTCTGATAATGCGTCCCAAGCTTCTTTTGATTTAGCATAATAGCCAATCGTCTTACGCTTACACTTGCCGGTCTCATCGTAGCCAGTTGTAACTACTGCACGATATGGCTTGCGTAGGGGTTTATGTTTCATTTTATAAACGGATCCAGAACCGTTTGCCCTTTTCATAGCCATAAATATACAACCTCCTATGGTAATTCTTTTACGGAAGTAGTATAATATGTGTATAGGAAAAACTAAATACACCACCCCGTGCTATTTGGTTTCAAGCGGCGGCATCGTTAACTCGGTGTCGCTTTATTTTTATTTAATTTGGATTATATACTAATTTATTTTCTTTATCGATGATATCTGTTAGCTTTTCAGTAGTAATAGGGATTTCAATTTTATCGCCATTACCGTTGATGAACTTAATTGTATACGGGGCGTTAAGCACTACATTTTTAGGAAAAGCGTAATACACGACCGCATAGCTATGTGGCATCGCGTCATAAATAACAGGGTTCATCTGTTCAGGCATAATATACTTGCCGTCTTTCTCAATAAGTAATCGCTGCGATGGCACTTGTTGAGCTACAGTACCGGCTATTGGATTCTTAAGGTGCATTGCGTAAGTGGCAATATATACATAGTCATTGCTATTTACTACTGCACTCTTAAATGTTTCTCCAGGAAAGATTAGACGCTCGTCTTTAGAGTAAGCAATGTACTTTGCGATTGTGCCAGGTGTAACTAATACGGCCGCACCGCCTGCGCCGCTCCGGAGTTCAACACCATAATTGACAGGATTTTCTAATTTCCGATCAGACTTATAAGATTGGCCAGCACTCCATATTTTGTTGTATGTATCCGAAGTTACATCAATAAACTGTGCTGCAAAGGAAGTACTTACAGATAGGCTGAGTAAAGCCATTAAAGGCAACAATTTACGTAATTTCATTTTTATATCTCCCTTAGTTATCAATGAAATGGTGATAAAATTCTATGTGTTCTAATTCTTCCTCGTTTAAAGATGACCTCCGTACCATCTCCTCAACTAAATTAACATGATGCTCTAAATAAAAATCATCATTCACAATATGAATTAATTCATGTTTAATTTCCTCCCTCATGCGATCGTGAGGGAGGTTTTTATTTATATAGATATTATGGGTATCCATATCTTCACATTCCTCTGACACGGCACCTGCATGTGGTAAGTCGCAATAAATCAAATTTACAACCAATATAACACTCTCCCTTGTGTATTATTTGTTTTTTAATTTTAAAAACTCAATATATTCAACAGCTTTTTCTAGATCCTCCTTACTTATATCTTTAGCGGCAGAGAAGAGCATACGAGCCCCTGGACGTGTGCGTAGGTATTCAGCAAAGTCTGCGGTATCAGGATTTGTGTAATACCCATCTTTATTTTGTTCTCCGATTTCGGCTAAATCGTCTGCAGTAATATTCAACCCTTTACATATTTTTATTACTTTATCTATAGATGCTCCTCCTACATTTTTAAGGATTGAATACAAAGTCGTATAAGGCATGTCGATTTTCTTAGCAAAATCTTTTAAGGTCCCTGAGTCCTCTATTATTAATTGTTTTAAATATTCTTCTCTTGTCATAATATGTACTCCTATTTATAACTATATCTATTATAGCGTAGATAATACGATATATCAATATATAAATACGAAATAAGATATTTAAATCAAAATTAAACGTATTTAAACGACATTTTATTAGACAAATTCGAAATAACGAATTACAATGTGTACATAAGGTGATACGAAATAACGAATTACCAATACGAAATATTCAAAAGGAGGTGTGAGGATGTACCCGAATCTTAACGCGGAAATGGCTCGACGAGGGTGGAACAAAAAGGTTCTATCTGAAAAGTTAGACGCAAGATACGCAACCATTGTCGATAAATTAAATGGCAAGTATCCACTTACATTAGATGAATGTAAAGCAATCAAAGATAAACTAGATACGAAGTTATCTATCGATGAGCTTTTTTTTACAAAGTAAATTCGGAATATCGTATTAAGAAAGGCAGACAGATGAAACAGAAAGAATTTGTTGTAAGAATGTTCGGCGATGCAATCTCCGAGCGAATGAAAGAACTGGAAATGACAAAAACGGATTTGGCCCGTGTTGCTGAAATCTCACTACCGACTTTGCAACGTGCACTAGAAGGTAGATCAGTCCGGATGGATACTGTGGTAGCAATTTGTTACGCGCTCGAAGTTAGCGACGATAGAGATTTCTGGGAGACGGATTATTACAAGCCGGCGCTTGACCGCATATAGGTGAACAGATGCAAAAAGATTACTTACAAGTGGTTGCCCGTTTATGTTTATTGTTAATCACAATCGGGCTGATAACAGGAGTTTGTTTATTTCTCATTATGGTAACGGTAATCGCCGCTACAGTGTGGTAAAGGAGTACTTACTATGATCACAAAAACAATTGCTGTGAGCCAAATGGCCACAGTCCTCGGGTGGACATTAACTGCAGTCCGGGAATGCATTGCCCGAGACAAGTTCAAGTTCGCTCAATGCTGGAAGACTGAAGGGAAAAAGGGCAGAACCTTTTCCATAGATAAGGACGGTTTTAGACACTACTTATCTAATACACTCGGATGGACGGACAGCAAAATCGATAAAGAGTTCAAGGAGGCACACATCGTATGAGTAAAGTCGTGATTTACGCAATTAGAGTTATAGCAGCATTACTAGTTGTTGGTACTGTAGGCTCTATTGAAATAGACCGCATTGATATGTGGACTGGCTTCTGCCAAGCAATGCTAGGCATTACGCTTTGGGCACTCACTGGTTATTGGATTGAGGAGCAATATGGCAAAAGATAAATTCTGCAAAGTATGCAATAAGAAAATCAAAAACCCATATACGAATTGGTCTTACTTAACCGGTGAGCCACGTATCGTATGTGATAACTGTAAGGAAATACATCCAATCGTTAATCGATTCCGGATGCAAGCCAAATTAACTCTTAAGCACAGATAAGGAGAATATTATGCCAAATATTACAAAATCAGCAGTTCGCGCCTTTATCCGTAGTGAATATTTGAAAAAGAAAGAGCCTTTGAAAAACGCACGAGCAGAAGCTTTGAAAAGTGCGATAGAGGCAAATCATCTATTTATAGATTTTAAAAATATAATTACCTCTGCAGAATCGGTTGCAAGCGCGTTAGAAAAAGCCGGATACGGCTCAGAATTTAGGCGAAATCTTGTCTCTTGCGATGCGATGTTAAGCCGTACGATAGGCAATTTGTGGACAGCGCGGATTGATAACCCAAAAGATGAGATTAAAGTACTATATACGGTTGCGAAGCCGTATGATGAAAAACTTGAAAAATTGGAAGACGCCTATCAATCAGCGCATCGTGTTATCGATGCCGCTCCGGGAGGTAAAGCAGCTGCCGATATTTTAAAACTAGCAGGACTTGATTTTTATACATGGCAAAACACCGACAAGGGAGCGGCATTAGATTTAAGCGCTTTGAAAGGCGGTGATTAAATTGCGAGACTGTACAACGTGCCCGGATAAAGATTACTGCATTCCTGATGAATGCGAACAGTTAGGCACAAAAAAAATGCCCCAACGCACGGCAATGCGTAAAGGGCACATAGAAAAATATCCATTTAAAGTATATCACATCGTTAAACCGAAAGGAAACAGAACAATGATCGAGTTAAAAATTACAGTAGATAAAGCAGTTGAATTAGAACAAGAAGTGAAAGACCTATATCAATCTATTGTGGGTACGCCTGTTAAAGAAGTCGAAAACTGGACAACAAATGACGTTAAGCCAGCTAAGAAGGAAACTCCTAAAGCTGTGCCGGTTAAAGAAGAAGCACCTGCTCCTAAAGCTGAACCTGTTAAAGAAGAATCAGCTCCAACAGTGGAACCTGAAAAAGCAGTACCAAGCCTTGAAGCAACTCGTGAAGCAGTAAAAGACGTAATGGCAAAAGCTACTGATAAAACGAAAGCTAAAGGCGAATTCAAAGCCTTCTTAGATAGCATCGGCGCTGAAAAGGTAACATCTGCTACCGATGAACAACGTATTCAAATTATGGAATGGGTGAATAGCCGTGGCTAAGAAACATGCCCTACTAGGTGCTTCAAGCAGTGCCAGGTGGCTAGTATGTACTCCTTCGGCAAGATTAGAAGCGATGTTTCCTGATGAACAATCTCCGTATGCTGCGGAAGGTACTGTGGCACATGACCTGGCAGAAGCAATCCTACGACATAAGCTTGAGGGCAAAAAAGCCCCTAAGCTAGACGATTACTCCGCTGAGATGATAGAAGCGGTTAATCGGTATGTGGACATCTGCGAAGAGAAGGTAAACGAAGCTCGTGCTCGTTCTTCTGATGCGGAAGCCATGATTGAAGCACGGCTCGATTTCTCTAGATGGGTGCCTGAAGGCTTCGGTACCGGTGACATGGTAATCGTAGCTGATGGCATCCTGGAAGTGATTGACCTGAAGTACGGTAAAGGTGTTCCTGTTAGCGCCGTTGAAAACACACAAATGCGACTCTACGCATTAGGTGCTTATGACGTTAACGAGTACTTGTACGATATTAAAACAGTTCGTATGACGATCGTTCAACCAAGACTTGATAGTGTGTCTACCGACGAAATGTCACTTGAAGAACTTCTTGATTGGGGCGAAGATATCAAACCAATCGCACAACGTGCCTGGGACGGTATCGGCGAATGTACACCTTGCGATTACTGTAACTTCTGTAAAGCACGGCACACCTGCCGGGCATTAGCAGATACTTGCCTTACGGCTTTCTATAAAGATGGCGGTAAGCTCAATCAATTACTCACTGACCGTGAAGTATCCGACATCTTAGGGATGAAAGATTTAATCACAAAGTGGATTAAAGGTGTTTACGATTTCGCGTACGAGAAAGCCTTATCGGGTGAAAAGCAATGGCCTGGATATAAATTAGTGGAAGGTACATCAAGACGTACAATTACGGATCCAGATGCTGCAGCTCAAACATTACTCGACAATGGCTACAAAGAAGAGGATATCTTCAAGCCTCGTGAGCTTGAAGGCATCACTAACCTGCAAAAGGTACTCGGTAAAAAAGGCGTTGCCGATTACTTAGAAGCGTATATCGACAAGCCTGAAGGCAAGCCTACTTTAGTCCCTGAGTCGGATAAACGACCAGCGATCAATACAGTTGAAACAATGATGAATGAATTTGAAGATGAGGTATAACACATGAATAAAACTTTAGTAATTACAGCAACGATTTCTGCATTGGCGGTAAATGTGATGGCCAACGGCATTGTAACAGGCCCAGTAGAACCAAACACAACAGCACCTGTAGCGACAGGCTATAACTCTATCGCAGGCGGTGCAAATACAACAGTTAGTGCAAGTAATTCTGTAGCACTTGGCCGTGATAACAATGTTACTGCAGATGATACGGTAGTTGTTGGTGGCGGTAATGGTAATGTGATTGGTGGTCAATCTACAGTTATTGGCTATAACAATACAGTAGATGCTAGCAAGGAGCAAACAATCATTGGCGCTAATAGCCAAACTGCTGGGCAGGGAGCTATGGCATTAGGTACACATACTGTTGTTACAGCATGGGACGCAGTAGGTGTAGGTAATAATATCATCGCTGACAAACAAAACTCCGTAGCAATTGGCACAAATAGTGTTACAGATGATGCAGTAGGTGTAGATGGTATCACAATCAATGGCACCCGCCACGTATTCGCTGGCGAACAACCAGCAAGTGTAGTTAGCTTTGGCGCTCGTGCTAGGGCCGGTGCTGGCGGGGTTACATACTATAACCGCCAACTTCAAAATGTGTCTGCCGGCCGTATCGAGGCAAACTCTTTAGATGCAGTCAACGGCAGTCAATTATTCGCAGTAGTTGACGAAGTAGAAACAAACGCTAAGCAAATAAGCAAAAATAAGCAAAACATTAAAGATGTAGCAATCGGATTAAACATGTTAGGCGATGTGGTGAATGATCACGAACAAGCTATCGCAGGTAATACTACTGCAATCGCTAACAACACTGCCCGCATCGATGGTAATACATCTGCTATCAATTCCCTTGGCCAAAAGGTAACTGCTAATACAGCGGATATTAGAAGCCTAGAACACGTGGCAGATAATCACGAGCAACGTATCACAACTTTAGAAAATCGTTCTTTGGGCTTAGTCAATGACATTAACAACAAGGTCAACAATCTTGGCCAACGTGTTAATAAGTTAGGCGCAAGCTCTGCAGCACTTGCCGGATTGCACCCTCTCGATTTCAACAGAAATGACAAAGTCAGCTATGCTGTAAGTTACGGCCATTACCGTAACAGTAATGCAGTAGCGCTTGGAGTATTCGCAAGACCTAATGAACGCATCATGCTTGGCTTTGGTGCTACGTTAGGGGGTGAGAACCAATATACCGTAAACCTTGCGTTCAAAACTGGTAAAGGTTCTGATTACATCGCTGAAGCCAAAGATGCACAAAGCCGTATTTCTAAACTCGAAGCATTAGTACAAAAGTTAATGCAAGAAGTGGCAGCTGGCAAACAATGGTAACTGTAAAAGCAATTGCCAAAGAGCTTCATGAGCGAGGGCACTACCTCGATGAGCTCTACCAAATTACTATTGCATATGCTACTAGCTTGCACACTCGCTACTGCGCAGTTGACGCAAGGTGCGATGCAATAGAACTTCGATATCAAACAGAAGAAGAGTTGGGCCCCTATGAGTATCCCTGGTTAGAGGATGATGAGTGGAACCGGCTTGATGATGAACGTTCTGATATCGAAGATGAATTAGATAATTTATTTAATACAGTAATAGGGTTCGAACATGACTGTAACCCATTTAAGAAATAAGGAGACCGTAACAATGGCTAAATTAACAACTGGTATCGTAAGACTTTCCTATGCAAACATCGCTCAACCTCGTAAAAACGACGACGGCAAAGCAAAATATAGCTCCCAAATCATTATCGACAAAACAGATAAGAAAACAATCAAAGCATTTGAACGTGCGATTGAAGAACTCAAGGCTGATCCAAAAGCAGTAGCTAAGGTAGAAGGTAAAGCAGCATACCTTAAATTGAATTTACGTGATGGTGATACAGATGAAGCAGTAGCAGACCAACCTGAAACATATGCTGGTAAATTCTTCATTAATGCAAATAGCGATAAACAACCTATCGTATTCACTCGGGACAAAATCAAGATGGACCAATTCGACATCGAAGAAGAAATTTACTCCGGTGTATACGCGCAGGTAGCGCTTTCTGTGTTCGCTTACAACTTCAACGGTAAGAAAGGCGTAGGCTTTGGTCTAAATGGTGTTCGTAAAGTTAAAGATGGTGACCGCCTCGGTGGTGTTCATGTATCTGCTAATGACTTCGGGGATGACGATTTAGGCGATATGGACGATGACGATTTAATCTAAGGAGGCAAATATGGAGCTGAGTATTGATGTGGAAACGTATTCTGACTGCCCTATTAAATATGGAGCGCAGCGATACGTTGATGATACAACATTTGAAATACTGCTCTTTGCCTACAGCTTCGACGACGAACCGGTCGAAGTAATTGATATGACAAAGGATCCACTACCCGAAAGGGTGGTGGATGCCTTATATAACAAGGAAATTACAAAGACCGCATTCAACGCAGCATTCGAAATGCTTTGCCTAAAAAAGTACTTCCCTGATGCGGACTATACGAACTGGGAATGTACGTCGGTACTTGCCTTGTACTGCAGTTTACCTGCAAGCCTCGACAATGTGTCTAAGGCTTTACGATTAGGCGAAGCCAAGGATGCAAGAGGTAAACGCCTAATTCAGTTCTTCGCTGTACCACGAAAACCAACTAAGACGAATCCTAAGACACGGAATATGCCAGAGGATGCACCTGAGAAATGGGCGGAATACATTGAGTATAACCGCCAAGACGTGGTAGTAGAAAAGGCAATTCGTAAACGCTTACTTTCGCTGAAACCACCGGCTATCGAACACGAGTACTGGTTACTCGACCAAGATATCAACTGGCGAGGCGTGAAAGTAGATATGGAACTCGTCGATGCAGCGCTTGCTTGTAACGACGAAATTGTGGAAGAGGCTACCGAGTCATCTAAACTATTAACCGGATTAGAGAATCCGAACAGTACGATGCAACTTAAAGCGTGGCTGACGGCAAGACTAGGATATGATCTAGAAACAATGCGAAAAGACGATGTATCAAACCTCTTGACGCAGGATATCCCCTCTGATGTTCGCAAGGCACTGCAAAATAGACAGGTACTCGGTAACTCCTCCATCAAAAAATACTTGGCCATGAAAAACGCTGTATGTTCTGATGGCCGCATCCACGGCATGCTTCAGTTCTATGGGGCTATGCGAAGTGGACGATGGGCGGGCCGTGTAGTACAACTACAGAACCTCCCTCGTAACTACCTAGAAGATTTAGACACCGCTCGGGAAGTACTTAAAAGTAGAGATGTAGAGATGCTAGACCTACTCTTCGGAAATCCTGGTGATGTGATTAAGCAACTTATCCGTACTGCTCTTGTAGCAGAGGATGGGCACCGATTTATTGTAGCCGACTTTAGCGCTATTGAAGCCCGTGTTATCGCCTGGCTTGCTCACGAGCAGTGGCGCCAAGATGTATTCGCTCAAGGCGGAGATATCTATTGCGCTTCCGCATCCAGCATGTTCCACGTACCAGTTGAGAAACACGGTGTAAATGGGCACCTTCGCCAAAAAGGTAAGGTAGCTGAATTAGCGCTAGGGTATGGTGGCGGTGTAGGAGCCATGAAAGCGATGGACACTAAAGGTGAGATTCCGGAAAGCGAACTCCCTGGAATCATCGAAGCATGGCGACAAGCTAGCCCACGAATTACGAGATTTTGGAAAGATGCAGACAGCGCAGCAAAGCAAGTCGTGAGAACAGGAGAACCAGTACGAATCAGACAAGGCAATATTAAATTCTTTAAATCGAAAGGCTTCCTGTTCATCGAATTACCGTC